TGGTTGAAAGGATTCGCGAAAAGTTCTTTGAAATTTTACAAGAAAATGAAATAAATCTTGATTAATTGTTATTAATACAAAAGTTTTAATTATATTTGTAAAAATAAATTAAATTTTTAACTATGGATGCAAAACAAACGCCAGTCAAAGCACCGGCAAAACCAATCAAACCGATTGGAATTTATGCGAGATTACATTCCGCGAAACAATTAATTGGAAAGGTAGCGAAGAACGCGACGAATCCACATTTTAAAAAGAATTATTCCGACATCAATGCGCTTTTGGAAACGGTTGAACCGGTTCTTTGGGACAACGGTCTTGTTCTTTTACAACCAATCAAAGACGATGTTGTGATGACTCAAATCGTTGACATCGAAACCGGTGAAATGGTTGAATCTTGGATGCGCTTGCCAATGATTACCGATCCGCAAAAGGTACTTTCGGCGGTCACTTACTTTCGTCGCGGAACGCTTCAATCTTTATTGTCTTTGCAAGCGATTGATGACGACGGACAAACCGCAGCAGCAGCGGCAAAAGGAAAGCCGGCAATCACAAACGACCGATTCGAAAAGGCATTGCAAGCGATTTCAGATAATCAATACACGGTTGAACAATTGCAAGCAACTTATTCCTTGACGGACTTACAATTAAAAGCGATTCAATTATGAAATGGCATCCTTCGTCATTGGGAAAACTTATGACAACGCCGAAATCAAAAGGCGAAAATTTGAGTCAAGGCGCGAAGACATATATTCGCCAGGTGGCGAAACAAGATTTCTTCGGTTACCGGGTTGAACTTGACAACAAGTACATCAACAAAGGAAAGGATCAAGAACAAGATTCAATTGACTTGCTGAATTCCGTTCGCTTCACTAATTATAAAAAGAACGATGTTCGAATCGAAGATGAATATTTAACCGGCGAATGTGACATCTTGGTTGATGACCGTGTGATTGATGTCAAAACATCTTGGAATTTGGAAACGTGGCCGGCAACGCCAGGCGAAGCGCATGACAACGATTATGAATGGCAAGGTCGCGCATATTTAATGTTATATGAACGCGAGATCTTCGAACTTGTTTTTTGTATGGTCACAACAAAGGACGAGTTCTTGAACCAGTGGGAACAAATCGACTTGCATCGCGTTGATCACATCGCACCTGAAAAGCGAATCACGTCCGTAATTTATGAACGCGACCTTGAAAAAGAAGAATTGATTCGGGAAAAACTAATTTTTGCCAATGAATATTATTCACAATATATTAATCAATTAAATTCTAAATAATGACACCAAAAGAAAAGGCAAAGGAATTAATTACTCGATTTAATTTTGAATATATTGGCGATTCAGTTACGATATTTCAAACACCGGAAGAAAGCAAAAGATGCGCTTTGATTGCCGTTGATGAAATTATAAAAGTAGTCGGCTATAATTCAGAATCACATATTTGGATGAAAGTTAAACAAGAAATTATAAACCAATAAAAACAAATAATATGCTTACAATTATCTATGTGATTTTAATGATGCCGGCAATGGTTGTCGGTTGGCTTGCGCTCGGCTTTGGGCTTTATGATTATTTTACAAATAGAAAACGATGAATTACACTATCGAAGGAAAGATTGTCACAATTGGTGACAAAGTACAAATCACGGATAAATTCGCAAAGCGCGAAATCGTTATTGAAAGCGGTGACAAATATCCGGAACAAATCATGCTTGAATTTACCCAGGACAAATGTGACTTGCTTTCATCGGCATCCATTGGCGACACCGCATTAATCTCATTCAACATTCGTGGCCGTGAATGGAATGGAAAATATTTCACACGTCTTGAAGGTTGGAACATCAAGGTTGATTCTTTACAAACTAAAACCGAAACGCCGAATGAAGTCGATGACGATTTACCTTTCTAATGATGAAACCTTAATTGATTTCATGCTGAAGATGACAAAAGACAAAATTACGAAACGTTACAATCTTTCCAATTTAGCCGAAGACACGGGCGTTTCGTATGCAATGCTTCATCGGTTTGTAAATAAAAAAGCGGTCGGACAAAAGTTTTTTGTGAAATGGTTCAAATTTTTTATAAATTAGCCAAATGTTTTGGCACGAAGAAGCTTACAAAATCGCAAAGAAAATAACAAACAATCATGAATTGCATCGCGATTTAGTTTCGAACGTGTTTATCTTACTACACAAGTACGAACTTGAAGCGGATGTCTTACCAAAGATGTTCGCTCGGTTCGCTTGGAATCAATGGAACTGGCGAGATTCGGAATTCAATCGTCAATTTAGATTTCCGGCAAATGAATTGACGGAACTTGCGGACGAACAACTTGAAGACGTTCCGAACAAATATCAAGAACTTATTCATTCATTCTTGAATTCAATGCCAAAAGACGATCAAGAACTATTCATTAAAGAAGTGACAAAGATGCATCTTTACGGAATGACTTATCGCGAAATAAAAGAAAACACCGGACTTGGTCTGGACACTATTCACAAAACAATAAAAAAATTCAAATATGATCTATATTCTTATAGCGGTGGCGATTGCCAGGAGCTTACAAAGCTTCCAGTTGCCGAACGTGAAACCATTTAATTGTCAATCTTGTCTTTCCTTTTGGTCGGCGGTTGCAATTTATTCTTGCGTTGATTTTCGAATGATTCCATTCGCCTTCGTTTCTTATTTATTATCCGACTTAATTTTGATTTATGAATCCAAGTAGTGAATTACTTTACCAGGCGAAACAATTTGCCAACACACGATCGTTTTCTTTGGACGCTCAATTGAAGAATGAACTTGGAAAAATTATTCAAGAACTTGGTCATGGCGTATTGAACAAGCAATGTTCAACTTGCATTCGTATTGCAATGGATCGCTTGAATGCTGAACTTGCAAAAGAAAAAGATTTGCCAAGATTGGTTCAAATAGATGAAAAAAAGAAAAGGCCGCGAATCCATTTTATCGGAAAGAAATGAAAATAATTGCACCAATACCATGTTTCAATCGATTTCCATTGGTTGAATTGACCGCATCAAGATTAAAACGTCAAGGTGTCATTCCAATTTTAATTGGTCATGAAAATGAAATTAAACAAATTGCAAATGATTTGAATATTGAATTTATTCAAGCGCCAAACGTTCCATTGGCTAATAAATGGAACAAAGGTTTTATGGCTTGCAAAAATTACAATCCGGACGGCGTTATGTTTATGGGTTCGTCCGATTGGTGTTCCGATGACTACATTGAAAGCGTTAATGAAAACTTAAATGATTTCAATTTACTTGGAATGCTTGGTTGTCATTTTGTTGATGTTGCTGAAAACATTCGTCTTGTCCATTGGCCTGGCTACGATCAAGGAATGCGACATCAAGAACCAATCGGCATTGGTCGCGTCTTGCGTTTCGATTTTCTAAATGAAATCAATTGGAAACCGTTTGACGACAACTTGAATGCCGGCCTTGACTGGTCAATGTGGTTGAAAGTTCTTAACACAAATCAAAAAATTGGAATATTCAATCAACAATCAAACATTCAATTGTTGTCAATATCGACAAACAAATGGTCGAACAAACATAAATTTAATGATCACTGGAACGGAAAATTAAAGTCAAAGATATGCGACATTGATTTATTAAACAAAGATTTTAACGAAATACAATTACTAAAACAATAATTATGAAAGAATGTAAAAGATGCTTATTTGATGAAAGCTTCGCAACAATTAATGACGATCAATGCGAATATTGTGATCTTCACGATTCACTTGAACAACAATCCGATTTATCGCAATTGAAACCAACGATTGATAAAATTAAAAACAAAGGTCGTGGAAAAAAATACGATTGCATTATGGGAATTTCAGGCGGAATCGATTCGTCAATCCTTCTTTATACTGCGGTGAAATATTGGAACTTGAAACCATTGGTAATTCATTTCGATAACAACTGGAATGCTGCCGAAGCGAAACACAACATGAATGGCTTAATCACGAAACTTAATGTTGATCTAATTACTTACCAGGTGAACAAAAAAGAATTTGACACATTGAACGATTCGATTCTTTGCGCCGGTGTTCCAGACGCGGACATTCCAAACGACATCGCAATGACAAAACTAATGTACGACACCGCGCACAAATATAAAATCAAATACATTTTGAATGGTCACGATTTTAGAACGGAAGGTTCGACGCCAAAAGGTTGGACATACATGGACGCGAAATATATTTGCGATTTATATCGACAACACACCGGTCTTGAATTGACAAACTTTCCATTGTTCACATTTAAGGATCAATTGTTTTATGCTTGGAAAGGAATTGAAAACATTCGGCCTTTTCATTATGGATTTGATCGCGACAAAATGGAAAAGGAAATGAAGGAACTTATCGACTGGAAAGAGTACGGCGGCAAACATTGTGAAAATATTTATACTGAAATGGTGGGTTCTTATTTGTTGCCGGAAAAATTCAACATCGATAAAAGAATCGTTTATCTTTCGGCGCAAGTTCGTTCCGGTCGACTTACAAAAAATGAAGCTCGCGAAAAGTTTGCGGTGAAATCGACATTTGATTTTGATAAATTTGGAAAAGATAAAGAACGAATCAAACAAATGATTTCTTTGAAGGTTGGAAGTCGCGACAATTTCAAAAAATACAATTTCAAAAAATGGAAACCTTTGTTTTGGGTTCTTGAAAAAATGAAGGTCGTTCCTTATACTTTTTATGTGAAATATTGCAAATAATCGAACAATATAATATAATGTAAAAAGCTATGTCTTATTCAAAAGAATATATTAAGAATCTTGAACTTTGGTCAATAGAATATATTGAAGAATGTTCGTCGCATAAAAAAGAAACGCTTTCAAACAAAGGTGAAATTATTCTTGTTATGGATCGTCACATTCCGACGATTGATTATTTTTTAAGAATTTGGATTCCGATAATTCGAAAGGAAAAAGGAATTGATCCTTCGACTTGGTATAATTGGTTGAAAGGTGAAGACAAACTAAAATTCGAGACTATAAAAAAGATTGACGAACTTTTCAAATCGCTTGCGTCCGACATCGTCGCCAATGAAGGCAAAGGAATCTTTTACGCAAAGAACCGTCTTGGTATGCATGACCGACAACAAGTTGAAACAAGAACCGTTGACAAGTTCGATTTTGAATGACGTTGATAAAAGGCTATAAGCCGCACGACAACCAACGCGCCATTCATCAAGCGATTAATTCCGGAACGCAAAAATATTATGCGTTGAACATCGGACGCCAGTTCGGAAAAACTTTGCTCGGCATCAACCAATTGTTGTATTGGTCAATCAACGATCCTGGTTGCACGATCGCATGGATCACGCCAGTTTATAAGCAAGGGAAAAAAGTATTCGCCGAACTTGAAAAGGCGGTTGCTAAGTCCGGGTTGTTTGAGTTCAACAAGTCCGATTTGCGCGTGACTGGATTCGGTTCGTCGATTGAATTCTTTTCCGGTGAACGACCGGACAACATTCGTGGAAATACTTTTGATTACATGGTCATCGATGAAATGGCGTTCACACGTCCGGAATTATGGGACGAGGTATTGTCGGCAACGGTTATGGTAAAAGGAAAGAAGATAATCTTTATTTCAACGCCGAAGGGAAAGAATCATTTTCACCGATTGTGCATGCAACCGAATTACGATGAAAGGTATCGATACATTCATTACACAAGCTACGACAATCCAATGATTGATTCAAGGGAACTTGATGAAAGGAAACGTTCATTGCCGGAACACATCTTTCGCCAGGAATACTTGGCTGAATTCTTGGACAATGCGTCTGGCTTATTCAAAGACGTCAAGCTATGCATCGGAACTGGCAACAAGACAAATAAAAACTATGCCGGACTTGATATCGGTCGCGCGGATGATTACACGGTATTGACTATCTTGAACGACCAAGGACAAATGATTCACGTTCAAAGGTGGCGACACGACGATTGGTCACGAATCATTGACAAGGTGGCCGAAGTGATTCGCCAATATCAAGCGGTGACATTGGTCGAAGTCAACAATCAAGGTGACGTCTTCTTTGAAATGCTGCAAGGTAAATGCCGGAACTTGGTTCATCCATTCACAACGACAAGCAAATCGAAACCGATAATCATTGAAGACCTGGCAATGTCATTCGAACAAAGATCTATTTCGATAATAAATGAAACATGGTTGATTGATGAATTGGAAAGTTTTACGTACATTTACAACGTGAATACCAGGAACGTTCAATATTCAGCACCAAGCGGATTGCACGATGACGGTGTCATATCGCTTGCGCTTGCCGTTCATTGCTTAAAGAATTACAAACGAAAAGGAATATACCATGTCATCCGAGCATAACTATAAACGAATGGTTGTTCAACAATTTATCAAGGATAAGACCGGAAGGAATGTCTTGATTGTTTTCAACAAACCGGCTGAAATGCAACGACATCTTTTTATGTTAGATCACGCTTACCAAATAGCAAAAGAATATTATGATAAAATTAAATTTACCAAGAACAATAAATGATTGCCGGCCGGATCAGTTGACGAAATGGATCATGCTTGCCGATGCAATGAAAGAACGCCAGGACGACGAATGGCTTGGAATGATTGAATTCCAATGTCAATTGCTTTCAATCTTTTCCGGCTTATCAACCAACAAAATAAAGAAGGGGAACATTGAAGACGTTCAAGAAGCTTCGAGCGCTTTGCTTGCAATCTTGTCCGAATACAATTATATTGAACCCAACGGAATGGTTGAAATTGAAGGAAAGAAATTTTATTTCGATACGGACTTTCGATTCATTACGACCGGTCAAATCATTGACTTGAAATTGATTGAAGACATTGCGTCCGATCCATGCAAGGCGATTGCAATTTGCTACATTGAAGAAGACATGGAATATTGTCAAGAAGATTCGAAAGGTCGCATCATGAATCCGAATGACGTCCGGTATAAATTATTCAAGGAACATTTCCCAGGTGAAGAATTCTTGAATTTCTTTGGTTTTTTTTTGCGCGAATACGAGAGGCGGAATCTCGCTATATTGGGGATTCAACAATTGAGGATGATGAAGAATCACCTGGAAATGACACAAGAATTAAAGATCACGAATGGTTCACTTGGACGAGCATTTGCCATCGATTATCAAAAGAGGTGGGACAAAGTTTGGAAGAAGTTACAAAACAACCATACGTGAAGACATTGTTTTGGATGAACTACTTTAAGTTAGTCGACGAACAAAATCGCATATTAAGTTAATGGCCGGCGAATTCGATTTTCTTGAAGGTATTGGAATTTCAACAAGTGACGTTGAACAACCGGCAACGGTTTATCAAAAGTTTATTGTTGAGGTTAGCAATAAAATGATTGAAGATCTTCGGGCGTACATCAAGGCGAATGCAAACAATACCGGCGGACTTGCGTCTTCGGTTGTTCCTTTTCCGACTGGAAGCTTGTCGTTCGAAATCCAAGCGGACAATTATTTCAAGTTCCAGGATCAAGGTGTCAACGCGGTTGGTTCGAGTAATCATGGCAGCGCATTTAGTTTTCGTTATCCTGGTGTTTCACCAAAAATGGCGACGGCGATTCAACAAGCTTATGGAATTGAAATCGGTCACGCTTACGCGGTTGCATCTTCAATCAAGCAAGAAGGAATTCGACCGAAGAAAATAATTGAAAACGTCTTGAACGAAAAGGTTCTTGACAAGATTGCAAATGATTTGGCCGAAGTGACTGGCTTGATATTTAGTATTAAATTTGACAAAGCAACAAAAAAATAATGGCAGTAACTATCCAACAAAATCCACAAGTTTACACAACGGCGAGCAATCCGGTTGTCTTTACTTTTGAATCCGACGAAACCGCACAAGCAAATTTTTCTTATATAGTTGAATTATATATTGATAGCGCGTTACATTCAACACACCAGGTGTTCCCACAATTTGGCGAGCTTGCAAAGTTCAACGCGTCCGAAGCTGTTCGTTCAACATTGGCATCGCCATTGATTACCAACGGATCATTGACAACCAATTACAACACCGCCATTTCATCGGTTTATATTATTGTTTATGAAAAGTACGGAACACCGCCAACCATTCAGCTTGACGCAACGTCCGACGACATCAATGTTTTTAACGGCGCGTTAAGGCATCCGGATTGGATCAACTGGAACTATCTTGAATATTGGGTGAGCAAGCAAAATTCTTATCCTTCGCCGGCATTATTTTTAACGTCTTGGCCAAGAGCAAGAAAGTATTTTTGTGGATTGAATGAAAAGATATTTCTTGGATTTCTTTCTTTTACTCACAATTACGATGTAAATTTTTTATTGTATGATGTGAACAATGTTTTTATTTCAGCCGACACGATTCCAATTACAAATTCTACCAACATGACCGTTCTTGATTGTAGTCCGATTACGATAATGTCGAACACAACAATCACCGCTTTTGATTTCGCGACGGCTGCTTATTATGAAGTTTTTGTTCAAGCGACTGGACTTGGTATTAATAGCGGTTTGTCGGAAACATTCAAAATTTACATGGACACCGAATGTCACCGATACGAAACAAGGCGATTGCATTGGTTGAACAAGTTCGGAGTTTGGGACGCGTTCACGTTCACGCTTGTTTCGATTGATTCGACGAAAGTAAGTTCAACCGGTTACAATCGAGAATCTGGCGTTTGGGACGGAACGGCGTACACTTATCCGCTTTATCAAGGACAAGCGACAACATACGCGAAGACGGCAAAGGACACATTGATTTTGAATTCGGATTGGATCAATGAAGAAGTTCAAAAATGGTTGGTTCGTGAATTGTATGAATCGCCAAACGTTTACTTGGAACAAGGTGAAAACTTTGAACCGGTGAATGTTGTGAATTCCGGTTACCAATTTAAGCAACGAAGGATCAACGGCTTAATTCAAGAGGTTGTTGAAATTCAAAGAACTTATCTTTACAATTCGCAATTGAATTAACATGAACGGCGAACTATACATCAATTCTCGTTTGGTTGACATCGACCAATCGATTCCGTTTCCATTGACGTTTAACATTTCGGACATCAAAGATATTTCATCAAGGAAAGGAAACAAATCAAAAACGATCAAGATTCCTGGCACGTTGACGAATCACCAATTGTTCACTTCCGTTTTTCTTTTGACGTCAACGGAAAAGATTTCAACGACGACATCCGGAATCGTGAACTTCGATCCGTCAATCAAAGCGCCTTGTCAATATTACAATAATGGCTTGCTTGAATTCAACGGCATTGCTCAACTAATGGAATGCAATTTGAATGACGGCGTCTGGTCTTTCGAAATTACAATGGTATCGGACACGATTGATTACATTGCAAGCTTGAAAAAAATAAAGGTTAATGAACTTGACTTTTCCGAGTACGCACACAATTTGACATTGGCCGATCAACAAGAAACGTGGAACGGATTGAATCAAATCAACGGCGTTTCGACAAGCATCAAGACCGGCGCAAATTGGGACGGCATCGGTTACTATTATGGTTTGATTGATTACGGTTATTCAAGACCAACACCGGACACGTTCGCAGTTGACAACATGCCGCTTCAAGTTTTTGTTTATGGAATATTGGAAAAGATATTTGAATTTGCCGGAATTACTTGGAAAAGTGATTTCTTGGAAAGTCAAAGATTCAAAAGATTATTGCTCGCGTTTTATGGCGGCGCATTGCCGACGATTACACCTGGCGATTCATTAAACGATTCGGCAACCACAACGGAAAACAATAACGCCGGCGGTTTTATAATTAATGGAATTACATCTTCGCAAAACTATCTTAATACGCAAGATCCTTTTTTACCGGCAATAAACTTTTTCGACAATTACGATGCGACCATTGTGACCGATCCGGCAAGTCAAGTCATTGGAACGAATCCTTTGAAATTCCGCGCCGGTTCGACTGGATTGTTTCAGGTTCAATATAGCGGAACGCATGACATTGATTTCACTTTGCCGATTGGCGTTTCTCTTTATTGCGAATACAATGTTTCTTTGATTACCAAAAAAAATAATATAGTCATCGCAACGGATCAAGTTTATAACGGACTTTTGAATATGGGAATCATGCCGGTTGCAACAACAACATTTTCATTCACAACATCGCGAACAATCAACATGTTGATAAATGATGAACTTACTTTCGAAATAAAACTTTATCGAAATGAAGGTCAAGTTTTTGGCGCGCCGTCCGCACCGCAAACGTTTACGCAAACGGTCACATCAACCGGCGCGACATTGGACGTCATTAAAAGTCAACAAGCTTTGACGCCAGGTTCGGCCGTATCGGTTGCGTCATTCCTTCCGGACATGACTTGCGATGTTTTCTTAAAAGGAATAATAACGGCCTTCAATTTATATTTGAAACCGGACGCGAACAACGCGACCATTCTTGAAATTGAACCGCTTTCCGATTTTTACAATAGTTCATTGGACGCGCTTGAATGGAGTTATTTATTAGATTCATCGAAAGAAATTAAAGTGACGCCAACGATAAACTTCGCGGCTAAAAATTACAACTTTGAATTTGAAACCGAAGACGATTATTGGAATACAAAATACACGAATGAATTTTCCGAGCAATACGGTTCTTTTGTTTTATCTTCGCAGTCGCAATATGCAACGGAAACAACGACGATGAAGCTTCCATTCAGTCAACATCCATTGGCGGTGATTGACACAACCAACTTGATTGTTCCAAGATCTTATCAAATCAATTTCGATGAATTCGGAAATGGTCAAGTTGTTTTGAAAAAAGGAAAGTCATTCATCGTTCAACTTGGCGAAATGCGCGCCGGCAATTGGGAACACCGCGACGAATTCGGAACGGACTTTCCACAAATAACTTATCCATACGTCGGACATCTGGATGACATCGACGCGCCAACATTTGATTTGAATTTCGGTGTTCCGCAAGTTGTTTATTATGCGGCGACCATTTACACGAATAACAATCTTTATGCTTATCATGAAACGTTCATTAAAGAAATTGTTTCAAGGTTCGGCAAATTGTTAACTTGCTACATGATGATTGATTCCGACATCATTAATAAACTTGATTTCCGGAACTTAATAAACATTGACGGTGTTGTTTATCGATTACAAAAAATAAACGATTACGATTCCGGCAAAGGTCAATCGACAATGGTCGAACTGATTCGCATATTAGAAGGTGAGAACGAAGAAATCGTTGAATATAGAATAACCGAAGCGGACGAAATAAGAATTACCGAAGCTTTAATCTTTGGTGATCCAAGAAT